TAGGAGAAGCAATACTTGAATTAACTTTTACAGCACCACCATGTTCAGTAATTGGTAAATCATTTAAAGATGGTAACTATAAATTAGTAGATGAAAAAAGAAATCCAACGTTTGGTAGATGGTGTGCTAAGGTTATAGAAGAAGCACAAATAAGTATAGGCGATATAGTGGAGATAATTAAATAAATCATGGCAAATACAGACGACAAAGAGATAACTTCACCTAATATAATTATGGAAGGTATGAAATACCGACCTAATGAGAAATTTGAAAAACAATTATTCAAAGCAAGTAAGGTTAATTTAGATTTATCACATAGATGTCCTTTAGAGTGTTTACGTTGTGCTAGACAAACGTATGAAAGTGATGGTAAAGGTGGATTAAAAAAGAAACCAATACCAGGTAGAGATATAACAATGGACGAGTTTGATAAAATTACAAATTACTTTGATAGAATACAATTTTGTGGACAATATTCTGATCCTGTACATCACCCACATTTTATTGATATGTTAAAAATGATAAAAAGAAAAGGCAATATAAGTCAAGTACATAGTGCCTCTACATTTAAATCAGATAAATTTTTTGAAGAAGCATTTAGAGCCAATGTAGATACTCAATGGTGGTTTGGTATAGATGGTCTACCTAAAGATAGTCATAAGTACAGAGTACATCAAAACGGTGAACTACATTTTAAAAGATTAAAAATGGCTAGAGGTATTTTAAAAAAGAAACCTATATGGCAAATGATAATGTTTAATTATAATCAACATGATGTTGAAAAGTGTATGACAATGGCCAAAGAAATAGATGTTATTTTTAATGTAATACAAAGCTCTAGGTGGGTAGGAGACGATGAAACTGATCCTTTAATACCTAAAGAAAAGAAATTAGACGTAGAGGATCACGCTTTTAATCCTGACGCACCAGCAGCTGTAGGTTTACCAAGAGGAGGAATACAAGAGTAGTGCCTAAAAATTGGAAAGATATAAGACAAAATTATCCTCACGTAAGTGAATATGATCATTTAGCAAAAGTACATAAAAGAACAAATTTTTATGATGAAACCGGTAACGTTATATCAGACAAAGACAACGGTATAACTTCCGATATAAAAATAGAGCCTATGTGTTTTAGAGGTAATATGAATTTAGCAGTAGACAACAGAGGCCATTTACTACCTTGTTGTCATTGTGATACCGAAAATATGATGAATGATAAAGAATTTAGAAAGTTGGTTGACAATTCCAATATAGCCGATTACGAAAAAATAGAAGATATATTAGACACTGATCATTGGCATGCCTTTCATAAATCACTAGAACATAATAGAGGTCCTGTGGCCTGCTGGGATACATGTCGTAGTAATAAAAAGAAAAAAGATAAACAAGAAATGGTCGTTGCAGAGGATGGTAAATTAAAAGCATGGGAAAGAAAATAAACTAAATATACGTATGAAATCATTATTAAGAACAATATTAGGAATGTTAGTTGTAATAGTCTGTATTAAAGTATTGATGTTATTAGCTGTTCTATGTTATGTTGGATTTTTTAACCATGATTTGTTTAACTCTAAACCTAAAAATCCTTTAGATGTAATAGAGGATAAGATAGAAAAGGTTGAACAAAAAGAGAAGATTCTAACACCAACTGAAAAAGAATTGGAGAAGAAATCTACTGAAAAAGACTGGGAAGAAGTAGATAAGGACACGGATAAATAGTATTATGACAACAGTTAAGAATAGACAACCTACAAAATTAGACTATGCAAGTCCAACACAATTTAAATTTAGTATAGTTAAATTACCTAAAGTAGAATATTTTTGTACAGCTGCTAATATACCAGGTATAGCATTAGCCGGTACACCAACTCAACAAACAATGTTGAAAGATATACCTTTACCTGGAGATAAATTAAACTATGAAAGTTTAACAATATCTTTTTTAGTAGATGAGAATTTAGAAAACTATCAAGAAATACATGGTTGGTTAAGAGGTCTAGGTTTTCCTGAAGATCACAAGGAACATCAAAATCTTTTAACAAGTGGTAATGATAGATTTCCTGGTAGTACAAGCAATGTAATAGGTGATTCTGGTAGATCAAAATTTCCACCACCAAAAACAGGTGGTCTTTTTTCAGACGCTACGTTAAGTGTACTATCAAATAAAAACAACTCGGTTGTAGAAGTTAGATTTAGAGACGTATTTCCTATTTCTCTTTCAAGTCTTGCTTACAACCAACAAGCTACAGATGTTGATTATCTTACAGCGTCTGTTACTTTTGAATATAAGATATATGATTTTGCTACAACAGGATCATCAAAAACAACAGTTACAACATCTTAATAAATAAGTGAGTAATATTATGAACAAGTGGAGATATAATGGATTTAGAACAACTACAAGATTTAGCCGATAAAGATTTAAAGATTAACGATATTGAATTAGATATAGAGTCTTTAAAAACACCTCAATTACATAACAAATATTTAAAATTTTTAACTAAATTTAAATTGTTATTAACACGTGCTGAAGATGAATTTAGAACAATCAAAAGGGAGAAATGGGAATACTATACAGGTAAGGCCGATCCGGCAGTATATCTACAGAAACCATTTAACTTAAAGATATTAAAAGCAGACGTACCTCAATTTATTGAAGCTGATCCAGAGTGGCAAAAAGCAAACCAAAAGGTTAAATATCTAGAAACAGTTGTAGAATTTTTAGATAGATCATTAAGACAAATCTCCAATAGAACATTTACTATTAAAAATGCAATAGACTGGAAAAGATTTACCAGTGGGGCTGTATAATGTACCTAACAAATAACAATTGTCTTTCAATTTCAATGTTTAATGAGGACTATTGTAATAATATAATAGAAAATTCAGAGAAATTAAGAATAAAAGAAGCCGCCATACAAGACGGTGATAATAAAAATAGAAGCTCCAAGGTCGCATGGATAAAAGAAAATGATGAGTTATACGAAGATATAAAAGAAGTTATCTTTAATCACAATGTAAAGGCCGATTGGAATTTCAAGTTAAAAGAATTTGAACCCTTACAGTATACAATATACGAAGAAGGAGACCACTATGATTGGCACATAGATTCGCACACTAAGCCTTATGATAATGGTTATATCAGAAAGTTAAGTTTTACTTTATGTTTAAATGAAGATTACGAAGGAGGAGAATTAGAGATAGCTAATTTAAATCCTAAAAGAATAAATCAGAATATAAAGTTTAAAGATAAATTTACAACTGGTACAATAGTTACCTTTCCGTCATTTATGTGGCATAAAGTACATCCGGTGACCAAAGGAACAAGAAAGGTTTTAGTAGGTTGGGTTGTCGGTCCACCTTTCGTGTAATGCCAGATATAAGATACATCATAGTTGACAGAGTAAACGATGTCTATTTAAAAGTAGACGCTGACGCCTCTATTAAAAGAGAGTTATCAGAGTATTTTTGTTTTGAAGTACCTGGTTATAAGTTTGTTCCTGCCTATAGAAACAGAGTATGGGATGGAAAAATAAGATTATTCTCTTATGCAACTGGTCAAATTTACGCCGGTTTATATCCTTATATACTTAAATGGTGTAGTGACAACAAGATACAAGTAGTAGATGGTACTAAAATAGTTGATACTAAAGTTGATTTAGAATTGGTAGAAAAGTTTACAAAAGCCCTTAAAGTACCTATGGAAATAAGAGATTATCAAAAAGAAGCATTTGTATATGCAACACAAAAGAATAGATGTTTATTATTATCTCCAACAGCCTCTGGTAAATCACTTATAGTTTACATGTTAGTACGTTATAATATGTTAAGACTAAAAGAACAAAAGAAGAAAATCTTAATTATAGTACCAACAACATCATTAGTAGAACAATTGTTTAAGGATTTTAAAGATTATGGTTGGAATCCAGACAAAAATGTACATAGAATATATCAAGGCCATGAAAAAGAAACAAACAAAAACGTTATAATATCTACATGGCAATCAGTATATAATCAACCAAAGAAGTGGTTTAAACAGTTTGGAATGGTTATAGGTGACGAGGCACACTTATTCAAGGCAGTTTCACTCACAAAGATAATGACTAAACTAGAACAATGTAAATATAGAATAGGCCTTACAGGTACTTTAGATGGTACTAAAACACATAAGTTAGTATTGGAAGGATTATTTGGTACAGTAAACAAGGTTATATCCACAACAGAATTACAAGAGAAAAAACAATTAGCAGAATTAAAAATTATATGTTTAGTATTACAACATGACAAAGATGTTAGACATATGTTAAAAGATAAAACATACCAAGAAGAAATGGATTACCTGGTACGTAATGAAAAAAGGAATAAGTATATAAGAAACTTGGCCTCTACTTTACAAGGCAATACTTTATGTTTATTTCAATACGTAGAAAAACATGGAAAGGAGTTATATGAATCAATTAAAACAAAAGCTGTTGACAAACAAGTATTTTATGTCCACGGTGGAGTGGATACAGACGTTAGGGAAAAGATCAGAGAAATTACGGAGAAATCTGACAACGCTATTATCGTTGCAAGTTATGGGACTTTCAGTACAGGCATTAATATACGGAACTTGCATAACATTATTTTTGCTAGTCCTAGCAAGTCACGGATAAGGAACTTACAATCTATTGGAAGAGGATTAAGATTAAAGGATAATGATTCAGCTGCGACTTTATATGATATAGCAGATGATATTAGTTATAAAGAAAAAGAAAACTATACGTTGATACATTTTCGTGAACGAATAAATATTTACAATGACGAAGATTTTAATTATGAGATACACAATATAGAGTTAAAATGATTTCAGATGAAGATTTTAGATTTTTGTTAGAAGAAAGTCGTTATGCTAAAAAGGTATTAGAAATAGGTACCGGTACAGGTAAAAGTACAACTGCTTTAATAGCAAATAGAGCAGAGGTATATACTATTGATAAAGACAATATATTTGAGTATGTTGGTATAGAGGATTCAATAAACAGATTTCATTGTAAGAGTACTGATTATTGGAAACAATATAGTCATTTTGATTTTGATTTTGTATTTGTTGACGGATCAATCGGCGTTTATGATTGTGAAGAAATATTAAAAAGAACTACAGATTGTTTTAAAATTATTTTCCATGATTATTTGCCTAACGAAGTAAAATATCCTGGAAAAAATAAAGGTTGGTATAATATGAAAGTTTTTAAAGAAACATCGTTATTAACTTATGATATAACAACAAAAATTGGTGGTACTCATTGTGTATTGGCAGAGCTAAATAAGGATAAATAATAATATGGATAATAACATTAAAATTATCAAGTTGGTAAACGGAGACGATATTGTTTGTTCTTGTGCTTTTACTAAAAGACAATTAGATCCCACAAATAAAACAATCAATGTAGAAAAGCCGTTGCAGATAAAATACGTACCACAAATAACGGTATCGGGTTTTAGAGATTATATTGCTTTGATTCGTTGGACGGCCTATACTAACGATGAACAAATTACTATTCCAAAAGATAAGATAATGACCATAACAAATGCTAATGAAGATATGAGAAGAAGTTATCTTGGTGTTGTTGATACATATGAAGATATTCCTTTGGCAAAAGACAACAAAAGAACGCCTTCAATGATGAAGTTTTCCACTAAAGATAATAAGAAGATAAATGAGATTTTTGATGAAAGATTGTTTGATGATGATGATGAAGGAACCATACATTAATAAGACCTCTAGCTGGAGTATCCTCAATCAACCGGCTACACCGTTCATTATACATATTTTTCCAAAAAAGTCAATGCTGATTTCGGCTGAAACCGAAATTTTTTTTAGGCGGGTGTAGCTCAAAAGTAGAGCGTATCGTTGCCAACGATAAGGTTGAGATTGCGAAATTCTTCACCCGCTCCAATAGGGATAACATTGACAAAAAACACAAACTGTAGTATATTAATATTATGAATACAAAAACAAAAAAAGAACATTATGTAAATAACAAAGAGTTTTTGGAGGCGATGATAAAGTACAGAAAATCTGTACGTAAAGCAAAGAGATTAAAACAAGATAAACCACCAGTAGGAAACTACCTTGGATCATGTTTTTTGAAGATTGCCAATCACCTCTCATATAGACCTAATTTCATTAATTACACCTTTAAAGATGACATGATTTCAGATGGTATAGAAAACTGTCTACAATACCTTGACAACTTTGATGGTAAAAAATCAAATAATCCTTTCGCTTACTTTACTCAAATAATCTACTATGCTTTTATACGTAGAATACAAAAAGAGAAAAAGCAAGTGACAATCAAACACAAACTTATAAGTAAATCCAATTTAGATGATTTTGCTCTCCAACCTGGTGACGATAGAGACTTTAAAAACCAGATGACAGAGTACTTACAAAAGAATTTACCTATGGATTCACAAGAGAAGATTGCCGAAGAAATTAAACAAAGTAAAAAGAAAAGGAAGAAAAGAACAAGTAAGAATAGTTTAGATTATTTTTTTGAAAATTATGAAGATAGCGCTACTAAATGATACACACTTTGGTTGCCGTAATGATTCTCCACACTTTATAAATTATCAAAATAAGTTTTATGAGGAACAGTTTTTTCCTTATCTTAAAGATAACGATATAAAATGTTTAGTACATTTAGGTGACGTAGTTGATAGACGTAAGTTTATTAACCATAACACAGCCCACAATTTTAAGAAAAAGTTTTGGGATAAACTAGAAGAATTAGATATAGATACTCACGTTATATTAGGTAATCACGATACCTATTACAAAAATACTAACGAAGTAAATGCTATAGAAAATTTAAATCTAGGTAAAGTTAAAATATATACAAGAGCAACAGAGGTTACTCTTGGTGGTTTAGATATATTGTTTATACCATGGATATGTGAAGACAATATGGAAGATACTTTATATAAATTAGACAACTCTACATCACAAATTGCCTTTGGTCATTTAGAAGTAAAAGGCTTTGAAATGCATAGAGGAGTAGTAAACGAACAAGGACTTGAAAGAGAACAATTTAGAAGATTTGAAAAAGTATTATCTGGTCATTTTCATAAGAAATCAGATGACGGACATATATTTTATCTAGGTACTCAATATCAAATTATGTGGTCAGACTATAATTGTCCAAAAGGTTTTCATATATTTGATACAGATACAAGAGAGTTAGAACGAATAGAGAACCCTTTACCAATATTTAAAAAATTAGTATATGATGATACAAAAGAAAACTATAACAATTTAGATTTATCTTCTTATGAGAATTGTTTTGTAAAACTATTTGTAAACAGAAAAACTAATCCAGAAATGTATGGTAATCTAGTAGAAAGATTTTATAACAATACCAATGTACATGAATTGATTATCAATGAAGATACAAATGATATTACACAAACAGTAAAAGTAGATACTATAGATCAAGGAGAAGATACACTAACATTTTTAGGTAACTATATTGATCAGGTAGATACAGAGTTAGATAAACATAAATTAAAAGAATTTGCAAAAGAACTATATACGGAGGCCAGTGAGTAGAGATATAATAGAAAGCTTTATTGATGTAGGTAGTGGATTAATTTTAGCCATACTTATTCAACTATATATTTTTCCTTTCTTTGGATTATATCCAACCATATTTGATAGTATAGGAATTGCATTAATATTTACAGTAGTGTCAATGATAAGATCGGCAATATGGAGAAACTTTTTTAGAAAAAATAGATGATAGTATTTAAAAAGATAACATATAAGAATTTTTTATCTACAGGTAATATACCTATAGAAGTTGAATTAAACAAATCACATACAACATTAGTTATTGGACCAAATGGATCAGGTAAATCAACTTTACTAGACGCATTATGTTTTGTTTTATTTAATAAACCATTTAGAATTATAAAAAAAGACCAGATAGTAAACTCAATAAACAATGCTGATTGTATTGTAGAAATAGAATTTACTGTAGGCATGAAAGAATATAAGATAGTAAGAGGTATCAAACCAAACATATTTGAAATATATCAAGATGGTGTTCTTATGAATCAAGACGCCAATAGTATAGACTATCAGAAATATCTAGAACAAAATATAATGAGACTTAATTATAGGTCTTTTTTACAAGTTGTATTATTAGGTTCTTCCTCATACGAACCTTTTATGAAAATGAAGCCACGATATAGACGAGAAGTGGTGGAAGAAATCCTAGACATTAGAGTATTTGGTCTTATGGACTTAATATTAAGAAGTCAACAATCAGATTTAACTAAAAAGGTTGTAGAAATGAAACACCGTTGTGATCTTATACAAACCAAGTATGAGACAGAGTTAAATCACTTCAACGCAATCTCCGACCTTAATATGAACGACCTAGGTGGTAAAAAACAACTAGTTAGCAAAAACGAAGAAGATAGTAAAGAGTATGGTAAAAAGATAGAAGAATTAAACGAGAAGATAGGTTATAAGAAAAAAGAAATAGAGAACAAGGATAAAGTAGAAAGAAAGGTAGGCCAACTATCAAAACTAGAAGCTAAGATAGAAACTAATTTAAATACCCACCAGAAAACATTAGAGTTTTTTGAGAATAATGATAACTGTCCTACCTGTACCCAACCTATAGATCAAGATTTTAAAGCACAAAAGATAGAGGCAACCAAACAAAAAGTAAAAACTCTATCAGATGGAATGAAAGAAATACTACAAGAGATATCCAATACAGAAATAAAACTAACAGAAATGAATAAGGTATCTCAAAAGATCAATGAATTGAATATAGATATATCCAAATTTGAGACTTCTTTAGATGAGATAAATAAGTTTAGCAATAGAATACATGAAGAAATTAGATTGTTAGAAAACAAACAAGTTGATGGTAAAGAAGTAGAGGCACAATTGGAAGAATTGAATAACCAGTTAAAAGAAACTAGAATTGAAAGAGATAGAATAATTGAACAAAAGGATTACGTAGATATATTAAGAGAGATATTAAATGACAAAGGTGCCAAGGCTCAGATTATACGTAAGTATGTTCCAATAATGAACAACTTAATTAATCAACATTTACAGGCAATGGATTTCTTTGTATCGTTTCATTTAGATGAGGAGTTTAATGAGACAGTAAAGAGTAGATTTAGAGATACTTTTAACTATAATAACTTTAGTGAGGGTGAAAAAATGAGAATAGACCTTGCATTGTTATTTACGTGGCGACATATCGCAAAGATGAAAAACAGTACAAATACCAATCTATTAATATTAGATGAGATATTTGACGGCAGTTTAGATGGCCAAGGTACAGATGATTTCTTTAAGATTATAACACAACTTACAAAAGAAAACATCTTTATAATATCACACAAAGGCGATATAATGTTTGATAAATTTACTAATATAATTAAATATGAGAAGTATAAAAACTTCACTAGACTGCAACCAACATAGGAGAAAATATGGGAAGTACACAAAAAAATGTAATGCTTGGCGGTAATAAAGGTAAAATAGACAAGTTACCGAAAAAGCAAAATGACTATATTGACAAGGCTCAAAGCTTTATGAAGAAGAAGCCAAAAAAGCAAGAAAAGGTTGAGAAAATTAAGGAGACGGAAACACCCGTATTAGTGGATAAAAATACCCTAAAACTGGTACCACCGAGAGACCCTAGAGTCAATTCAGCAATAGCACCTTTCAGTGATGATATGTTAGAAGAAGATTATCCTGATTGTGAAATGAAGTTTAAAGATAGAAAAGAACTAGCAGACGCCATGTTCAAAACAATGAAGAAATATGGTGGAATAGGTTTAACCTGTAATCAGGTTGGATTACCTTTCAATATGTTTACGATAGGCGATCATCCAGATATAGAAAAAGGGTTAAAGATGGCTTGTTTTAATCCAATGATAATAACAAAAAGTGAGGAAACAGTAGTAATGAAAGAAGGTTGTTTAACTTTTCCTTTTGTATTCTTATCAATAGAAAGGCCTAGAAAAGTAGTTGTCAAATACGAAGATGAAGATGGACAATTAAGAGAAGGCCACCTTGATGGTATGATTAGTAGAATATTCCAACATGAATACGATCATATATTAGGCAAGAATTTTACAGATGGTGTATCTAAATTGAAGTTAGATATGGCTTATAAGAAAGCCGCTAAACAGATGAAAGCCTACGAAAAACATAAGAAAGCAATGGAAAAACTGTAAGCTTGACAATCGGATTGATTTCTGATACCATTTATATATTATGACTAAAGATGACTTTGACATACACGCTAAACAAGATTTAGAGGGTGTTGAAAAGAAGTGGAAACAATTTCAAGATGAAAACGATATCTCTAAAATAGAAGATGTTGATGAGAAAGTATTAAAAGAAGCTATAGAAAAAGACCTTGGATACGTGTCTAAAATGACCGTACAAGAGTATACATTATTTCAAAAGTGGCAAGAAGTACATAGAAAATATCCTACAGTAGAATCAACTACTCTCTATGGTACAGAAAATATACTAAAAGAACCTACACAAAAAAATCAAATAGATACTGTTAGAAATAATATCTGGATTCCAGAATCACCTGAAGACTATGATAAACTGGAACCTGTATTAGAATATACAGATGATACTACAAAAAGATTTAACGGTAAAGCAGTAAGAACTCAACAACTATCTGAAAACTGGAACACATTAAGAACATTTTTGTCTACTATGAAAAACAATAGTAATATTGGTAGACAGTTATTCTTTAATGTAAATGATAATAAATCAGGCAAACATTTAGGTGTGATTTGTATATCTGGTGACTTTATGGATTTAACTCCAAGAGACAGTGCCATTGGTTGGGATAGACATAGTAAAACGTTTGGTGGTATGATTAATCATACTGCTATTGGTTCCTCTATTGTACCAACACAACCTTTAGGTTATAGTTATACTGGTGGTAAACTATTAGCATATCTATGTTTATCAGATGACGTACAAAGAATTTGGGAAGAGAAATATGGTGACAAGTTAGTTGGTGTTACCACAACATCTTTATATGGTAAAGCGAAAGCAAATACTTTAAGTCAATATGATGGTTTAAAATACTGGAAACGTATGGGTTTCACTATGGGTTCCGTATCATATGAACCACAACCAGAAACAAAGAATTTAATTAAACAATGGTTAAAGAAAAATCATACTAGAAAATACTTTGAATGGTATGAGGCAACAAGAGCTAACGGCCAACCATTAAAAAGAGACCACAAGAATAGATCATATATGTTTACCTATTCTAAAATGGGTATAGATAAAAAGTTAATTAAAACTGATCATGCCAGAGGTATCTATTTTGCAAGATTATATGAGAACACTTATGAGTATTTAAGAGGCGAAGTTAAAAACGATGGTTTAAAGAAACGTTTTGATTCGTCTACAGAGGCATTAGTTAAAGTGTGGAAAGAAAAACATGCCTCTAAAAGAATAAAGAATTTATTACAGACAGACAGATATTCTAAAGAATCACATTTTTATGATGATTTGATTTACTTGAATTGGGAAGATTGCAAAGGAAAGTACCTAAATCAAGTAGGAAGATAACGAATCAGACTAAAAAATCAAGTGTTCTGGTTTAGTTCTTTTAAAAAGCAAGTAAAACCGTGAAAAATAATGGTTGCTTTTTGTTTCATTTTCCTTTAGGATAAGTGTATATGACAAAGACAACCACTACAAAAGTTTCACTAGATCAAAAATCACAATTAGCAAAATTATTAGCAACAGAGAATATTACTATTCAACATAACAATGTTAGAACAGCTTCTTTTGATGTAAAGAATAGAGTACTTACTCTACCAATTTTTAAAACAAAATCTCCCGATGTGTATGACATGTTAATCGCCCATGAGTGCAGTCATGCTCTATTTACTCCTTATAAATCATGGGCAAAAATTGAAGATAAAGAGCTACGTGCTTATGTTAATGTTTTAGAAGATTGTAGAATAGATTTAAAAATTCAAAAGAAATATCCTGGTGTAGTTAAAAACTACCTTAATGGTTTTGATATTCTTAACAAAGCAAACTTCTTTGGCGTTAGAGATAAAGATTTAAATAAAGATTTACATTTAATTGATAAAATTAATATGTTCTATAAGTCTTCAAAAAGATTACCAATATATTTTGATAACTTTGAAAACATATGGATTTCAAAAGTAAATGCAATTAGAACATTTACAGATGTTGTTAAGTTAGCAAAAGAAATGTTAAACTGGCAAAAGAAAAAATCTGAAAACGATAAAAAGGATCCAAATTTTAAAGGTAGTAATTTAGATAAACTTTATGTATTAAAAGATGACCATAAAGGTCCTGAAGAGCCTAAACCAGAAGAGTCTGATAGTGATGACAATGATGGTGATAAAGAAATTAAAGAAGAAGAAAAAAAATCTGATGGTGACGCTAGCGATACCGATGTTGAAGATGTTCAAGGCGGTCAACAAAAATCAGTTGAGGGTGGTGATGGTAAACAAGAAGATCAAAAAGGTTCTTCTTTAGATTCAAGAAAATTTATAGCAATCACTGATAAGAACTATCACGAGAACACTAAAAAAATTGTAGATGTGACTTGTGAATATAATTATTGTGATTTACCAGAAGCAGATTTAAATAAAGTTATTATATCAACTAAAACTTTCTTAAAAGAAATGAGACAATTTGTTAACAGTGAAAAAAAGCAGTATTCTGGAACAGATCAATATTTAATGTGGTTAAGAAATGATTTTAAAAAGTATTGTAGTGATAATATGAAAACTGTTAACTATCTTGTTAAAGAGTTTGAAATGAAAAAATCTGCTACTGCATATAAGAGAGCAACTACTGATAAAACAGGTACTATTGATCCTCTTAAATTAAAAGATTACAAATTCAGTGATGATATATTTAAAAGATTAACTATTCTACCTACTGAAAAAAACCATGGTATGATGATGTTGTTAGATTGGTCTGGTAGTATGGCTGGCGATCTTAAAAAAACAATAGATCAATTAATTAACCTAGTTTATTTCTGTAGAAAAATTAATATACCTTTTAAAGTATATGCTTTCACAACTGAATATTGCGAGCAACAAGGATTGGCACATAGAGATAGAAATCCTAGTAAAGCAAGTTGGAAGTTTAAATCAGGTAATATGTTTTTAGAAAACTTTAATTTAATTGAATTAGCAAACCATACTTTAAAGAAAAAAGAATTGGAAGAGTCTTTAATGTATGTTTATAATATGGGATTATGTTATGGTCATTATTCTAGAAGAGGTTTTTGGAATGATGATTGTAATAGATACGAAGGAAATAGATTTCATATGCCGGCTCAATACAATTTAGGTACTACACCATTAAATGAAGCTTTAGTTGCTTGTTTAAAAATTGTTCCATTATTCAAAAGAAAATATAATATAGAAAAAATGACATTTATTACATTAACTGATGGTGGTGCTAACTACTCTGGTGAAGCAAAGGTTATAGAAGGAGAAAATGGTACACTAATTAGAAAACATAAAGATGAATTTAGAATTAATGATAAACCAACTGACAAATATATTCCAATCAAAACAGTTTTAAAGGTTGGTAAAAAACAATATGTTAATGAGGAGTCTAGATCAGATTTAACTGCTTTGTTATTAACACTTATACAAAAAGAACATGGTATTAAAACAATTGGTTTCTATGTTTTAAAAACTATTAAGTGGTGGGACATTAGTAGATTTACACATGGTATTAAATCATATATTACTAGAGAAAAAGTAATTGCCGACATTAAAAAGAAATTTGTTAAAGAGAAGTGTGCCGTTGTAAGCAGTAAAGGGTACAATAGATACTTCTTATTAAATGGAAAAACAATGGCAGTACAAAATACTGACTTGTCTACTATTAAAGCAGATGATAAAGTAAGAAATATCAAAGCAACATTCAGTAAAAGTATGAAAGGAAGAATCACTTCCAGAACACTTTTGAATAAATTCATAGAGGAGGTCGCCTAGATGATACAGGTATCAACGATTCTTTTAGGCTTTACATTTACTTTAATCTATGATAGGATATATTAATAAATGAAAGGAAAAACACTATGTTAAACACTAAACAAACCCAATTTGTTGAACATGCTTATGCTATGTTTAATAAAAAGGAACTAACTGTAGAGGAGTTAAAAAAAGCCAATAAAAAATTTGGTTGTAAGTATGCTCCACAATGGTTGATCAAGAATAGAGATTACAAAGTTGGTAAATCTTTATTTTTATTACCTGTAGATGGTGAGGACGTTTCTGTTCCAGAACCAGTTATCAAAAAGAATACGGCTAAAGAGGTTGAATCAAAATCTGAAGCCGCTTATATTGTTTCATCTTTAGTAGGTGATATTGTCCCTAAAAAAGATCCAATATTCGTACCTTTTGGTAATTATACAGATGTAAAATCTATTGTTAAATCAAATAGGTTCTATCCTATTTTTATTACTGGTTTATCTGGTAATGGTAAAACAATGGGAGTTATTCAATCTTGTGCCGAGGCAAAGAAAGAATTAATTAGAGTTAATATAACAATTGAGACCGATGAGGACGATTTGTTAGGCGGTTATAGACTTAAAGATGGTCAAACTGTATGGCAAAACGGACCTGTTATTGAGGCGATGGAAAGAGGCGCTCTTTTATTATTAGATGAGGTTGACTTAGCTAGTAATAAGATTATGTGTTTACAACCAATCCTTGAAGGATCAGGTGTTTATGTTAAAAAGATAAACAAGTTTGTTAAACCTAAAGCAGGATTTAACATCGTTGCTACTGCCAATACTAAAGGTCAAGGTAGTGAAGACGGTAAGTTTATCGGAACTAATATTCTTAATGAGGCATTTTTGGAAAGATTTCCTGTGACTTTTGAACAGAAATATCCAAGTGTTGCTATTGAGAAAAAAATATTAACTAACACATTAAAAGCGGCTGGTAAATCAGACAAAGCTTTCATAGAAAAGCTTACTACATGGGCTGATGTTATTAGAAAAACGTTTTTTGATGGTGGCGTTGACGAGATTATCTCAACAAGAAGATTAGTCCACATAACACAAGCTTATGCTATATTTAATAATAAAGTTAAAGCTATTACAATGTGTACTAATAGATTTGATGATGATACAAAAAATTCGTTTGTAGAGTTATATACTAAAGTAGATTCTGGTTCAAGTGTTGAAGACATTATGGAACAGAATAGACAAGCAGATTTAGCTTCACAATCGGATCTTAGCGAAGATGACGAAGATGAGGATTCTGATACAACAGATTCAGACGACTCGTCTAGTGTTTAAGCTATAGTGTTCCTTTGGTGGCACTGTAGTGGGTGCCACCGTTTAAAGGATCAAACAGCAAAGAAAGGAAGAAATGGCTGGAATAAAAATAGAAGTAAGAAACAATAACGTAGAACAGGCTTTAAGAGTTTTAAAAAGAAAATATTTAAAAGATAATTTTCTTAAAACATATAAAGAAAAAATGTATTATGAAAAACCAAGTGCTAAAAAACGTAGGAAGAAAAAAGAAATGATTGCTAATAGTAAAAAAGCAAAGAAAATACGTGAGAGAAATTTATAGATTTTATGGAATTTAACGCTAATAATGATATATATATTATGGTCAAGGCTGCTCGTAAGTCCTATGACAGCGTTAAAGAAGCTTAATAGCTTCGGATATGGTGGATTGTTTTAGCATTTGCGCTTAGTTTCGCACCACCTTAAAAAAACAAACTAAAGCTGCGGCTCTCTTTTGTTAGTTTTAAGACCTTAAACCGAAAACTAACAGTATATTATGATTCACAATATTGATTGCCTAAAATTTTTAGATACAACGCCAGACGAATCTTTTGACATTTGTATAACAAGTCCACCATATAATATTGGTGCTAGATATTCTGAATATAAAGATACAAAAGAAAATTACATAGAATGGATGGAAGAAATTTTACATGAGGTCTGTAGAGTATTAAAACCTAATGGACATTTATTTCTTAATCTAGGATATTCAAAAGAGAATCCTTTTGATACATACAAAATTGCCGAGAACGTACCATGGAAATTACAAAACAATATTATATGGGCAAAGGCCGTAGAAGTTGATGGTAAGGTTAGAGGGTATACAATACCACATATGAGTAAAAGATACTTACAAAATGGTTGGGAACATCTATTTCACTTTACAAAAGAAGGCAACACACCAATTGACTTGGAGTGGTCAGGTGTACCATATGATACGAACTACAACAATGATAATAGAAATGCAAAACGGAGTGGTCGGAACTATCGTCCTACCACTAACTGTTGGCATATAACATATAAAAGTAAGGCTACTAAAGATATTACTAAACAAATCGCTGGTGACAATAAACACCCAGCCATCTATCCGGAAGAGTTTGTGGAGAAGATTTTAAAAGTTTCAGGTCTAAAGAAAGGTATTGTATTTGATCCGTTTATGGGTACAGGTACAACGGCCGTAGTTGCGAAATACTATGGTTTAGACTATGTTGGTTGTGAAATAGATAAAGACTATTATAAATTTTCACAAGACCGATTAACAAGAATTTTATATAGGTAGGTTGCCATATGGGGATTAATACTTATATAAATAACTATGACAACGCCATAATGGGTTGTCTTAACATTAACTTTGCTTAACAAAAGGAGGTTTATATGACCAATAAAGCATTTTCAATTTTCAATCAATTAAGACCAGTAACCGTAGGGTTTGACACTATGTTTGACCACTTTGAAAGAATGGTAGGTGACCATAATTTCAATGAAATGGTTAATGTAAAATATCCACCATATAATATCGTAAAGACAGGTAATTATACCTATGATATTCAACTAGCACTTGCTGGTTATGGTAAGAAGGATATAGATGTATCTTTTGAGGATGGTGTCTTAACAGTTAAATCTATTAAAGACGAATCAGAAAAAGAGGTTGAGGAAAACGATGGTATACTACACAAAGGTATTGCCAAACGTATGTTTCAAAAGTCTTTTACTATTGCCGATGACGTAGAAATCAAAGGTGCTGAACTAAAAGATGGTCTTTTAAGAGTTTCTATGGAAAGAATCATACCAGAGAACAAAAAGGCTAGAACTATAAAAATCAAGTAAATTGAGGGATTGGGAGGGAGCATTGACTTCCTCCCGATTTTATGTTAAAGTAAGGACTATATTATGATAAGAATACCAAATATAACATTTAAGACAAGAGTAGGCGACCTAGCAGAGAATGGCGAGTGTACTTTTGAAAACGGTAAGTGGGTTGATAAGACTACAAACGATTATTTTTCTAGTAAGAAAGTAGTTTTATTCAGTTTACCAGGAGCTTTTACACCTACTTGTACGTCACAACAACTACCTGGTTATGAAAATAATTACAAAGCATTTAAATTACAAGGCATAGAAGAAGTTTATTGTGTATCAGTAAATGATTCGTATGTTATGAATGCTTGGGCTCATGCTTCAGATATTAAAAATGTCAAGATGATACCAGATGGTAATGGCGAATTAACAAAAGCATTAGGCATGTTAGTTTCCAAAGAGGCCATTGGTTTCGGTTGGCGATCTTGGAGATATGCAGCTGTAATAAATGACGGTGAAGTAGAAAAAATGTTTGTAGAACCTGGAAGAGATATTAATGATCCATCTGATCCATATGGAGAATCTGCACCAGAAAACGTTTTATCTTATTTACAAGTAGATGAAATTAAGAGGTCAGTTTGAGGCTTGACATTTTAATTGATCTAGTATAGGATCAATAATGCGGATATCGTATAAAAGTATTATGAGAGATTTCCAATCTTTAGAACTTGGGGCAGTACCAAGTATCCGCTCCAAAAATAATAATGATGAATAGGAGTGAATATATAATGAACCTTAGCACAGACACAATTGCTATGTTAAAAAACTTTTCTGATATTAATCAGAATATTTTAATTAAGCCTGGAAATAAAATACAAACTATTTCCAATATGAGAAATATCTTAGCAGAAGCTGAGATAAAAGAAAAATTTGATAGTGAGTTTGCTATCTATGATTTACCACAATTTTTAAGATCATTGGATTTGTTTAAAAGTCCTGAACTTAAATTTAATGGTGGTGCTTCAATGACTATCAGTGAATCTAAAAACAGTAATAAATCAGTTAAGTATTTCTTTTCTGATAAGTCTACTGTCTTTACACCTAATAAGATTAATATGCCAGATAAGCATGTCACATTTCAATTAAAGAATGATGACCTGACAGAATTACACAAAGGTGTGACTACTTTAAATCTACCAGATGTTGCTGTAATTGGTGACGGTACTAATATTAAACTAGTGGCTACTGATAAGAAAAACAAATCTTCAAACGAAGTATCTACAGTAATTGGAAAATCAGATGTTAAGTTTACTGGTTATTTTAAATCAGAAAACTTTAAAATGATACCAGATGATTACGATGTAGCTATATCAAAAGCAAAAATATCTAGTTTCATATCTAGAAGTAAGAACGTCCAATATTGGATCGCATTAGAACCTGACTCTGAATTTTAAGGAGTAGGTCAATGACAGATTTTTTGTGGGTTGAACAATACAGACCCAAAACCATAGATGAATGTATCTTACCAGAGGAAACTAAAAATACCTTTTTAGAATTTCTATCTAAAAAAGAACTTCCAAACATGTTATTAACTGGTACTGCTGGTACTGGTAAAACAACTGTAGCACGAGCCTTGTGTGAAGAATTAAATCTTGATTATATTATAATCAATGGTTCAGATGAGGGTCGTCAAATAGATACTTTGAGGCATAAGATTAAAAACTTTGCAACAACTGTATCTTTCAATACAGAATCAAAACATAAAGTAGTCATAATTGACGAGGCAGATTATATGAATGCCGAATCAGTACAACCTGCTTTAAGAAACTTCATAGAAAGTTTTTATAATAACTGTAGATTTATATTTACTTGCAACTATAAAAACAAAATTATACCAGCTTTACATAGTCGTTGTACAGTAATTGACTTTAAAGTCACTAACGGACAAGTAAAGAAAACGGCTATTTCTTTTATGAAACGTATGGAAAGTATCTTAAAAGAACAAGAAATTGAGTATGATAAGAAGTCATTAGCTCAATTAATTGAAAAACATTATCCAGATTTTAGAAGAACGATCAACGAACTTCAAAGATATTCTGTACGTGGTAAGATTGATAGTGGTATCTTATTTAATTTAAAAGAAACAGACTATAAAAATCTTATGGCTCATTTAAAGAAAAAAGAGTTTGATAGTATGAGAAAATGGGTAGTAAACCATTTAGATATGGATTCTACTGACCTATTCAGAGGTGTATATGATAGTTTATATCAGAATTTAGAACCTAAATCCGTACCTCAAGCAATATTAATCATCGCTGGTTACCAATACAAGGCTGCCTTCGTGGCAGACCACGAGATCAATACAATAGC